TTGTTGGAACTGATTGAATGACCAGTCCACTCACATAACTTGTGATGGACATTGTTACACCGCAATTCTGTTAACGAACCCGTAAATTACAACAACATCAGCAGTCGCAGCAAACGCACGCACAACCTTAGCAGTCGCATTACCCTGCAACACCAGTCCCGGAACAATCGTCACAAGACCAGCCTCGGGTAGAACCGTCAACTCAATGTCATTGTCAACAGCAGTCGTTCCACCGAACTGAAGCGTCAACTTCACCGACGAACTAGAAGTGTTCACCGCATACAACCATACTTCATCAATGGTTGTGGTCGTGGTTGAAGCAGTGTGGATTGCGGTACCAGTTCCACTGGTCGCCGCAACCTTAATGCCCAAACCAGTACCAGTGCTACCAGCAGGCTGCAAAGCCAATTTCGTAAAAGTTGCCATATCTACTCCTTGTACCTAACGCTACCTATTAACTGAACACCGCATTACACAGAACATTTTCCGCATCATCAAACGTCACCGCAGGCGACAACGACGACACAGCCCCCGCAAACACACCAGACCCCACAATGTACTCCACCAACTCCGACAACGTCATCTTCTTCGTTGTGGTCGCACTTACGTCAACAACAGGAACAACATCGGTGTCAGCCGCACCAGCACCCAAAAGTGCTGTCAGTTGTGAAATCTTTAGGTCAGCCATTGCCAGCCTCCATCAAAACGAACCCTCCATCTTCTAGGAGCAAATCGCTACCTGTCTCCAACTCCAAGTTAGAAACAACAAAATCGCCATCATTCCAAAACGTGTTAGCCACATCACCCCACGTAGAACCAGAAGCACCTTGCGTCACATAGTAATCAAACTGTAACGAACCACGATATTGCAAACCAGTAGCCGACCAATGCGCATACAACAAATCACCCAACGTATCCCCCGCCTCTGGATACATGGCCATCAAAGCCGTATACATCGCATCATTCGTAGAAGCCATTATTTGCTACCTCTCAAAAATCCGCCACCACCACGACCGCCCTGACCTATACCACGCCCCGGACCAGACCCACCACCAGTAATTTTGGCATAACGGCTAGTCATTGAATTTTTTGGCAAATCTTTCTTAGTGTAAACATTCTTTGGGCGTGGTTTATATTTTTTGGACTGCGACTCACCAACCTTGAACGGCTCACCCGCCTGACGACGACTGCTTCCCGGTATTTGATACACTTTCCCCGGAACTGAATGTTTTCCCAAACTACCAGAAGGCGGGTTTTGGGAACGGATAATTTGCCGCTTTGTTTCATTGTCAAGTTTAAAACGATTCTTTGCACTTGAAAGGTCGTCATCCCATCGTGTCTTTGGTTTGCGCTTAGCCATCACACAACTCTCAATCTGGTGTCACGCTCACGGACAGCCATCGCAGCAATCAACTCATCCAAATCCCGGTCAGACAACTCAGCAACCCGCTTCTCCGTCTTCACCTCAACCGTAGGCGGAGCCATACGGTTCGTAGCCTGCAAATACAACTGAGCCGACTTCACATCACCATCAACCGCTTTGGCATACAACGTATCCAACAACCTTTGTGTACGCTCAGGAGAACCCTGCACCTCATCCACCTGCTTAGACCACACATCCTTAAACGCAGGGCGCTTCTCCCAGCGACGCAGAGTGGTGATGTCCACACCCAACTCGGAAGCCATCTGCGTCTTGGTCGCTGGGACACGCTCCGAAGGAGCGGTGCACAACCAATCCACATACCGCTGTTGTGGTGCAGTAAGCGTTACGTCTTCCATCTACTGTTTGTTCTTGTTGCTACCTTTGGTCACTTAGAGTGGTCATATGACTACTTATGTAGCGTTTGGGGGGGACTATAGGGGGGGCGTTAGCAAGAGCAGGACGCCACCGCAACCGTAAGGTTGACGGTGGCTAAGGCGTACACAGAGCAAGGGAATACCATGAGTAAAGCATTCTGGAATAAGCCAAATCCAAAGAAAAAGAGCACACCCCTTTCGGCTGCCCAAAAACAGGCAGCCAAGAAGCGTGCACAGAAAGCGGGACGTCCGTACCCTAACCTTGTGGACAACGCCGCAGTATCACGGAGGCGACGTGGCTAAAACAGCAGCATGGCAACGCAAAGAAGGCAAAAACCCCAAAGGCGGTCTGAACGCCAAAGGACGTGCATCATACAAAGCGCAGACAGGTGGCACCCTCAAGCCACCAGTGTCAGCCAAAGCAGCAGCCAAATCCCCCAAGAAGGCTGCTCGCCGTAAATCGTTTTGTGCTCGGATGGGTGGCATGCCGGGACCAATGAAAGATTCCAAAGGCAGACCGACCCGTAAAGCCCTCGCTTTAAGAAAATGGGACTGTTAACCCATCCATTTCATGTGACCCCCGTCACATAAGCCTATACAACACACCCCCCTCGCCACGCACAGGAGCCATCCATTCAATTTGGGGCGCCGTACCCCACCGTATGCCCCTGTGCCAGCACCAAACCGACGCACAACACACACCAATACACACAAATACCCCACAACAGATAAACACCCAAACCTATTACGAAAGGCAACAGGGCAGAACAGAGCCGACGGCTCAACCTGTTGTGGTGGTGAATGGCTATGGATACGTTGGTGCTAGTTCGTCGTGCTAGTGGCATGACGGAATGGGTTGCGTTAGATGTCGTCATGCTTGCGCCTGAGCGTTGGGCTGTGAGTGGTGATGAGTTTGGTGTTCAGTATTACGAACTGTATTCAGAGTGAATGGTGCTCGGTGGAACTGATACTTGCGTATCAGTTTCACTAGGGACTATTCGGTCCACGCTGTCTGTGGCGTTCACAGAAACAAACAAGGAGAAAGAAACATGAAAGCGAATAGCAAGATGACGAAGACAAACTTTGTCAAGCATGACCAGCAAATCAAGGCTGGTGAGGCAACTGCGTTTGACGGTTGGCTCAATGCTGGCGTTGAGTGCTACGAACGGTTCGGTGGCAACGCTTCGGCGTATGCGAAATCGGCTGTGTCGTTGCGTTGGACGGGCAAGAACACGCTGTCGCAAACCGAGAACACGATTCGTCAGTACGTGTCGTCGGTTGTGCGTCTGATGCGTAAGCATAAGACGAAGGCTGGTGTTCTGTCAGCGTATGACGCTGTGTATGAGACACGCGAAATCAAGGCGCTACAAGCGTTGGCTCAGGGTTCGGGTCAGCGTAAGGAAGGCAAGAAGCGTTCCACGAGTGCTGTTGCGCTTACGAAGCGTTCGGCGCACAATGCGTGGAATAAGGCGAAGTCGTTTGATGAGTTCTGGGAACTTGTCAGCGAGTAACTGATACTCGGGTATCAGTTTGGCAACTCCGTAGTTGCTGAGAGCACATCAGTATTCCCCTGCTGGTGTGCTCAACTGTTTCTACGGAAACACGGTTAGCCGACCGATTCGGCATACACACAAAGGAAACACAAACATGAATAAGTCACATCAAGAAATGCTCAATACCGTGTTCGGTGATGAGACGCTCAGCGCTCAGTTGCTGGCGACTGTGTACCGTCAGGAAATTGGGACTGGCAAACCGAATGAGTTGCGTGACCTTGCGATTCACTTCACGGAAGTGTTTGGCATGGACAACATCAACCCTCAGCGCATGATGCGTGCGTTGCGCAACGTGAAGGCGGTTGCGTAATGACGTATCAAACAGCGTGGACATTGCTCGTTGTCGGTTCGTTCGTTGCGTGGTGCGTTTACGCATACACAGACAGGAACACGGAGCGAGCGTTTCGTCGGTACAACGGTAAGGCGTTGGGCGATGTGCTTCATGAGATAACACAAACGAAGGGAGACAAGTAATGAGCAAGAAGGTTATTGACGGGTACGAACTGCGAACTGCTTTGGCGAAACTGATGCCGAACTATTCGCTGGACGAGGACAATGACGGTCAGGTAATCATCTATACGAATCTGACTGAAACGGACAACGAGAACTATTTGGAAATGGGGGAACAGTAATGAGTAATCCGTTTGCGACCATCTTTGATGGTGCTGAAACTGATTGGGACACTTTCGTGTCCATGATTGCGACAACGCAGGACATTCGTGTTCTGTTGTGGAAACTGAACGAGCAAGCGTCGTTTGGGCCGGACAACGATTGGGCGTTGCGTATGTACGCATGGGTTATGGCTATGACTAATCACGAACTGATACCTGAGTATCAGTCCTCAACACAAGGAGACAAGTAATGATTACGGAAAATAGAAAGGCTGACGATTTGGTCGTTGGTGATGTGGTTCTAAGGGCATGGAACACTGACCCAGAAGTCGTCAACATAATCAGGGTTTGGTTGCCGTCTCCGAACTGGTTTCCACATTTGGAAACAGGTAAAGATAAGTTCCAAATCATTCCTATGACCGTGACGGAAGTAAATCGCAGTGGAAGACGGGTTTGGGTCGAACTGAATCTCGAAGAAACGGCGTTTCTTGACAAAGACGACTTCGTAGTCACAACCAAAGAAGGAGACAAGTAATGGTTACGAAGCAAGACATAGAAGCACTCGCACATTATGTGCGTTCTCGTGATGGTGATGCGTCACCGAATGAGAAACACAGGGAGTTCTTTGCGAGAATGTCCGAATGGCTGTTATCACTCACAAACAAAGGAGACAAGTAATGAGAACATACACGACAGAAGAGTTGCGCGAATCTTTGCTTGCCATGTCCATTTACATGGCTGACGAAGTTTCGCCATCAACGCTGAGAGATGATTACGACGACGACGTTGGTGCGTGGTGGCTAGTGAGTTCAGAGTTCATGGAATGGTGCGTCAAACACAAAGGTGGCGTGCTGTTGTTTGAGTTCTTGTGCGACGTCAATCGTGCCGACACGAAAGAGTTGGACAAGTTGCTTCGCGCACTGTTCACAGATGAAACGAATGGAGGTGAATGATGTTGGCTATTCTCGCTGGCACAACGGTTGCGTTGTATGTGACTACCTGTTGGTATTC